CTCCAAAACATCATGGTAAACAAAATTTCTCTTCAAAAAGCTTATCTCTTCCGGATCCAAATAAATTTTGAACTCGGATGTTTTTTGGGAGTTGGTGAATGTCATACTGGTCTGAGTATTAACGAAGTTTGCAAAACTGATGTTGTTAAACTCATTTGCAATATCATCCTTCAACGCACCCAAACAGTCATCACCGTATGTAACAGGGAGAACTTTTTCAAAAAAATCATCCCTATCGGTGACGGTTAAATAACCATATACAAATAGAATAAGATTTCTTAGAGAATTATCTTCCGCTGTAGCATATTTTCCACTCAACTGCAGACCAGGTGCGACAAAAATGTCCCCAATCATTTCGATGACTGGCATCATGTTATCGCCTAAAAGTCCAACAACAATCTTGATCTGATGAGGTTCATACCCGAACTTCTTGAGTAGCATGACAACCAAATGATTGGCTGCCTGACCAACTTCGAAAGGCATTGTAAGATCGTACCCTCCATAGTCGCCCTCTATAAACTTGGTACCGAATTTGGTAAGCCTGTTATAGAGGGAATGGGCGTCCCTATGCATGTCAATACCGATAGCGGTATAAAAGCATTCACTATGCTCCACCATCAATGTAAAAAATGGTGCTAGAAACATTCTCATGACTATAAGTTGGGCAAACGGTGTTGAATAGAAAACTCGTGTCTTGCCTAATTTAACTTTCTTGCTATCTCTTGGTTCATCCTTTAATTGTGCTTTGAACACGGGATGACTAGAAATACCTTCTGAGTAATTAGCAATAATGTCTGTTACAGTACGAAGAATATCATCATTAAGTTCGTCATAAACTAAAACTCCATTATCGGTATCGAGGAAATGTCGTTCTGCATAGTCCCCTTTCTTGCCAGCTGTTCCAAAACCAGCAGCTTTATTCATACCAATTCTTCGCAAAAACGGATCATAATTTGCTCCATTAACTGCTGTTTGAACGTCAAGTGGTTGTAATTTAGGAATATCGAACTTTTCTAGATTCTTGATTATTTGGTTATAAATCAAATCAACACTCCGAAATACCCTGGCTCTAAGCAATGGCTTCTTGAAACCAGCCATCTTCCGGATAGCTATGTTATACGGAGAGATCCACTGACCTGAACGCATTCCGGGTGTCATAATAGGTGGCACATATATAGTACGTCTTACATGATTGAATTCATCAAAGAAAAGCATATTCAAGTCGTTTGCGATTGGCGTACGAACGAGTTTACTCTTTTGTTTCACTGAAACATCAGAATGTTTTCCATAATACATTAAACATCCAAGCTCCTCAAAATTTACTGGACTTTTGGGATGGGGTAGAGTGCCATATAGCATTCCACCCTCACTATTAACCGGAACCAAATTAGAATTTGCAAGATCAGCTAACGCTTTATTAAGTTCGGGTTGAGATATTTGAATAGCAAATGCCGATGTTGACCCCTCACACCCAGCAGAGTGTATACCGACTATGCAACTACCACTGTCTCTTTTGGCGACAACTGGTAATCCGCACATTCCTCTTTTGTGACCACTCCATTGGTAAGAAACAACATCCTTGGCTGTTATAGTACCAACATATTTATCTTCAATTTTCACTGTTTCTGCGTGGTAATGGGTGAGAACATCTTCACTAGCTATATAACCAGCTGCATTTCTAAACGGTGTGATGAGCTTTGGAAAGTGTTTTACAATATTCTTGAAGTTTACA